CAACATATGGACGTTGTTCTTTCAGTAAAGAGCGTGGAACCTGGAGGTGGGGATTAAAGGGCGGCCATAGGGGTAAATCCCCTTCTGTTGTATGGTTTAATCGTTTAGAAAAAGAGTGGAAGCTTCGAAATGTATCTGAGGCCTTACTTTTTTCTACGAGCCACGAAATATTAAGAAGCTGTCCTACGCTTTGGGATTACCCAGTTTGTATACCAAAAGATCGAGCCAGGTTGATACACGGAAGACTTATGTGTACACTTGGGGCACCGTTCACGTGGGGTTTCTTTGTTTATTTACCTGGGACAGACCTTGGGTTTAATCAAGTAGACAGGTTTAAAGAAATTTTTTCCCACATAGGAAAAGTTATCTGTTAAACAAAGGGGCACGGAAGGCGTTCCTAAAGCCGTAAGTGCTGTCTCCAGGGCCGGACATAACAAAACGATCATCTTCTCTGCGCTCAGGGGTTATATTTTGCTCATTTGCGTCCTTACTTTTTTCTATATATTCTTTTAAAAAACGCTTACCAGAAGTATTATCCGAGACATTTGAACCATTAGGCCCATCCGTTTCCTGGTACCTGTTATCAACGTCGTAGTCCTGACTTGTCTGTAAGTTCATGCTAATATTTGGGCAGCTACCTGCACTGACATGATTACTTTCCAGTCTACCCCAGCTGAAGACACCATTTGTTTTGGCGCAAGCAAGTCAAACAATTACTTCTCTGATAACAATTTTTGGTTTGATCAGGATAGCTCATTTACTTGTGCGCCTGTTAGTACGTCAAGTGATCGGATCAATTCCCCTATACACTACAACAAAGACGAGGATATTGAGTGCATAGAAGCAATTAAGGCTGCATTAGGTACAGAGAAATTCCGTGGTTTTTGCCAAGGCAATGCAATCAAGTATCTGTGGCGTGCTGACCATAAGAACGATACGATTGAGGACCTAAAAAAATGCCGTTGGTTTCTTGATCGTTTGATTGCGTCGCACGAAAATATTTAAATGGTTTTACTGGAACCGAGGCCACCTTGTTCTTGGTTCCAGTACCGCCAAAATCTACGTAAGGTTTCCTGGGAAGGATCAAACTCAAGGAGTTTACGCTCTAAATATTCAATTGCCTTAACTTGATTTGGTGTACCAAGATAACCTTCTCCAATATTAAGCAAACATTGATTGAGTTGGCATTTGTGCTCAAAGAATAAAGGTACTTTCTTGTCTGCCGCCAGGAAAAGATTAAGTTCTACGCGTCTACGATTTTTTAACTTTTCACCTGCGTTTAGATAACAAGGATTAATCAGTGGACTCCACTCCTTAATAATGGCCTTCTTACTGGCAAATGTATTTATTAACTCCAGCAAATAAGAATTTTTAAATGCGGCAAGTCCGACACTATGCGCGTAACTTAGTACAGCTGCTTTCTTTTTATCGTTTAAATTAACAAATACATATTCTTGAACTTGTTTTGAAAATCCTTTAAGGTCTTCTACTAATTGTTTATTTACTTCCTCTATTGTTGCCTTGGTAAAAAAATTAACCGCACGTTTATTTATGCGACAACTTTCGTATCCAATCTTATAGCAGTCATCTCCTTCATTCTTGTACGAACCAAAACGCCCAAAACCTAAGTAGATTCTGGGCGTTGCGTAACGTTGAATTACATTTATTCCGTCTTGATTTAAGAACGGCGGAAAAACTTCCTCAGGGGACGACGACGCTGCCGTTGTAGCTGACTTCCGCGTACCCATCTAGGTCCAGGATAACAATGTAATCTTTGCTTGCATTGGTTACGTTAACAGCAACGACACCCTTGCCGCGACCGTCTTTCACGATGTTAGCAAAAGTTTTGTAGCCAGATGGAGCACTGGAGCCAGTATAGGCGTCTTCTTGGAAAATTTCCATTGTGTTGACACCGGAGCTACGATCAATCGTAACGATCAGGTTACCGGTACTGGCAGGATTAACACGAAAGCCGCGAATGTTAATGCCAGAGGTTGAAGAGGCTGAGGTAGTGCCTTGGTAAACGATTTCACTGCCAGTATTGACAGAAAAAGTATCAATCGTTCCTTTGATAGTACGAGTAACAGCCATGGCAATTAAGAGAGTTGGCTCCCAGTAAGGTAGTTAAATTTAATTTCGGCATCGATGCCGTGTTCCTTCATAATACTGAAGAACATTTGTTTATCCATCATTTTTTGATGGAGCATGTCCATAAATGCCTCTTCCAGTTCATCCCGGTCGAGTTGTTTCAGGCTCAGCGCCGCAGCGTGCAGAGCAAACTCTTCATCTATAGGCAGCTCTAAAGCATTGGCTTCCATTTGTTGTCCAATCCATACTGTTATCTTAGCAGTTCTAAGTTATGCCGTCACCCCTACCGCTACATTGGCACTGAGGAAGGTATGTACCGCTGATCAATAGCAAAATCAGGCAGATCAGGAACCCCTTCAATGTAACCTGGAACTAGAGCCGGTAACCGTTCTGTAATGTACTCTTTCAGGTAGTTTTCTGTTGCAGGGGTAGCAGCCATCTTTGTTCCATTTTTTATTTAAAAGAAGAGTGCTAAAAGCATAGGTGCTTCCAAAAACCAATCCGAATAGTAAAATGATAGGTTCCACTTGCGCTTTTGCTTTTTAACTACTATATTTTAAACTACTCCAAGCTCAGTTTGCTGCAATATTGAAATCAACTTCTGCGCTGGTTCCACCAACCTCACGGAAGAAATTAGCACGCAGCTTTTTCATTGGAAAACCATATGTGTTAAACGCGTAAGTTCCGTTCTGTGTGATTGTATTGGAGATCATTGCTCCAAAATTCTCCCCATCCAAACTTCCATCTAGCCTGACAACCACGTTAGTGTTGATATTGGTTACAGTTACGTTAAGAGTATAGTTACGCGTAGATAGGTAGTTAGTAGCATACACATCAACAACATCAGTAACTCCAGGGGCAGTCAGAGTTGGGAAGTTAAAGAATACTGTTTGTTGATAGCTTTCAAAAAAACTCATGATTATCTAGCGGCAAAAACAAAGGAAACCGTAGGAGTGCCTGCTGTGATCGTGACCAGGTTGCCTCTAATATATTTCAAAGGAATGTTTGTGTAACTAAGGAACGTGGTCCCATTGGCACTGATAGTAGTATTTCCTGATGAATTTAAATTGAAATAGTTGGTACCATCTAAGCTACCTTCCATTTTTACCACAACACTGGTAGTAATACTGGCGACAGTAATCTGAGCAACATAGTTAATTGGTGCAGACAGGTTTTGCTCAAATACCTTAAATGCGTCTGTGGCACCTGTTGCAGTAAGCGGTGTAGCAGTAAAAAATATGCTATCAATAAAGGAAGGATCGTAACTCATGACTTACTTCTTGTAATCTAAGTTGGATTTTAACAGCCACTGATTCTTTTTGTGGACGCGGCCCCGCTCAACACCAAGGTCTAGTGTCAATTGATCTCCAATCGCATTAGACATGGTGATCAATTCATTGAAACATGCAGCAAGTTCATTATGATTTGTCGCCAGCTGAAGGATAATACCTTCCTGATTAAAGCAGTTTTCAAAAGGAAGCTCAGGGATATTTGAATATGTCAGATCCATCACCGTCTTAGGTGTAGCAATATCAAGAGACCTTATGTGTTCAGCAATAGTATCAATACCTTCTTCCATTTCTTTATAGATTCTTTCTGTCAGCAGATGCAGCTCGTAGAATTTGCCGCCCATTAAACCCCAATGCACAAGCTGTGTCTGGTGGTAAATGTTGACAGAATCGCGCAGGCACTGCAACAAGAGGCAGTAACAAGGCGTCGTCTTATCAGTAGTTGCTTTTGCCATAATCACCACAAATCGTTGCAAGCTTATTTACGGTTGGCACAGTTCTGTTGATGTGTGACCCACCGGCAATTTGCAGGCTCGTAGTTTCCATAATTATCTATCCTATCAAGCTCCAACGCAGGATCAGCACCATTTGCTTCAGCCCAATTTTTAAAAAGCGCATAATCATCTACCCACTCGTCACAAACTGTAATATTTTTTTCTAAATACGTTGGCCAGCGCTTGCATCTTGCTTTCATTTTCTGCCATCTACCGTAAAGCCAGTGTCCTTTTTGGTATTTATTCTTAGAATCTCCGTGTGTTTGACTTCTTTGTCCAAATATTTTTTTAAGTTCTGGGTTATCACTGTGATTCTTTTTTGCAGCACAGCTCAAACAACGCCATTTTTTGTTTACGCGATTCCACGCATCAATACGCACTTCTTTTTCTTTTTTACAATCAACGCATTGAGTAAGAATGTAACGCCATTTTCCTTTACGAAAAAACACTGGCAGGACTTGCATCTGGTTTTATATTACCACAGGTAGTTACCCCCAAAGGTCTTCACACGCCCAGTACTTAGGCGTATTTTTGTCCATGGGCTTGTCGCATCCCATTCTAGACCTGAAATTCTTTCTACGGTCCTTGTCATGGTGCTGCGTATAGTCTTCGTAACCGCGCCTACCGTAACGTACAATCTTCTCCTCTCCATCGTGACAGGACTTAACAACCCACTTATGGGTGTCCCCAGATGGAGCACGTTGCGGCTTGTTGCACTTCATGTGCTCTTTTGCAAGCCGCTTAGCCTTGGCGTGGTCAGCCATGTCTAACTCACAAAAGAAGGTGCGTACACTTCAGCACCTTTTGTAGCTACATCAAAGCCAGAGGGGAGGCGTTCTTTTTGTAGGCTACGGATACCAGAAACATATCGCGCCAGGAAGTCTGCCGTTTTATTCTGATCTTGCTCTCGATCAGGTTGCGATCCATCCAACATAAGCGTCCTCACAAATATACGGAATAGCTTGATGCACAGTAGCCAGGTTTAAAGACCTCGGCCTCTGCTCAGTCCATTCCTTAATCTTATCAGCCCTTTCTTTAGTATATTTAGGATGTTCATCTGTGTACCAAAGCTCAAATTTTTGTGAAGCTTTAG